GAACCGGCGCAATGGAGGATATTTTATTAACCATCACCGATTCCGATGGATTATCAGCGGCAATTGATGAAGTGACCGCATCGGTAATAACAATGAAAGAGTTGTTCTTAACGACATTCAAAGTGATTTCCATTCCAATCCAATCGGCGATCCATCAAGTATCCGCTTTACAATTGGCATTGTCCGGTGATTTGGATGGCGCCGGCGCCGAAATAAGAATGTCATTTGAAAATGCCGGTGATACCATCAAAGATATTACAAATTTGGTTGGAAATGTTGAACGTCAATTGGTGACATTGCGAAAGGCTAGAAACGCAATAAGAGGTGACACCACAAAAAAAGATGATCGTGAAACCGATGATGATTCAGGAAAAAAACAAGCCGATGAAGAAACCAAAGCCGTTCAAAAATTGGTGGAAATCCGTGAAGATGATTTGGATGTCATTGGAAAAATTATCAATGCAAGATCAAAATTGTTTGGAATGTCCGTTGAATCATATGAAGGTGAATTGGATGGAGAGCAAAAACTAAAAAAATCATATGAACAACGATTGGAAATGATTGATGATTTGGTTTTGGCTGAAGTGGAAGGGATAAACGCGCGAGCCGATGAATTACGAAATGCATTAAACGATGGAACGATTGGTGAAGAAGAATATATGAATCGTCGCATGGCGATGGTTGAAGAATTGAAAACATTACATGGTGAAGCTGGCCAAGCAAGATTCCAAAGTGAACAACGGTTACAACTTGACTTGATCGCATTGGAAGAACAAGCAATTAATGAAATCGCTGAAAAACGAATGGAAGCCCAAAAACAATATATGTTGGATGTCCAAAATTTGATGTCAGAAATATCCACCGCTTTCATCCAAATCCAAGATAACACCACCGAACACTTCCAGAGAAATAGAGAAGAAGCAATTGAAAACATCGATAAATTGGAAAAACAAGGTATATTGACCGCAAAAGAATCGGCACAACAACGTGAAGATATTGAAAAAATGTATCAAAAGACCATTGAAAAACAAATGATGAAATCTTTTCGAATGAAACAAGCCGCGTCGGTTGCTTCGATATTGATGGATATGGCCCAAGCAAGTGCGCGCGCATTTGCTGATTATCGTTTTCCGGCATCGGTTGGAATTGCCGCGCTAGCCGCTGGAAAAGCCGGTTTGGAATTGGCGGCGGTACAATCACAACCACCACCAAAATTTGATGTTGGGGGTATGGTTGGACAATCGGACCCATTGGCCCCGGATCAAACACAAGCGCAGTTATTGACAGGAGAAGCGGTTTTGGACCGTTCAACCGTGCAAAGATTGGGTGGAGAACAAGGTTTGAGAGATTTACAAAACGCTTCACAATCAAATGTGGTAGTCATACAACCATTCAAACATTTTGATCGTTTCATATCTGCAAGTGAAAAACGTGGTAGATTTGGAACCAAACGCGCATCGGGAAGGTATTAACAATGGCATTAAAAACACAACAATATTTTCGTGGTTTTTTGGTTCCATCACCATTCCAACCATCATCCATTGACACCACATCCACAACCGCAACACAAGCCGGTTCAAGGTGTGGAAGCCCCAAAAATGAAACGCCCAATGATATGTCATTATCGGCATTTGGTGATCAAAATGATTTTTCCGACATCACCATTGAATCCATCCGAGCCGGTACCCCCGGAAACGTTGTCAATCCTCCATCATTCAAGTTTTATCAATCCGGTGAATCAACGGAATACGCGCAATTTGGAAGAAACGCAATATCAAATTTTGAAATGATCGCTGCCGAAGCAACAGAACAATATAATTATCCATATTTTCAACCATTGGAAAGTGGTGATAAATTGGTAGCTTATCAAAGATATATTTCAGGATCCAACAAATATCTATTGGTTGATAAGTGTTTGAACAATGACACCACATCCACGTGGACAAATAAACTAACGATTGAAATCCAAAATTCAACCGGCGGAACGGGTTATGATATTTTCCCCTCGATGGTGATGATGGATGATGGATCCATTCTTTTGGCGTTCATACAACTAGATACAAACAACTATGCCAATATATCCATATATCGCTCAACGGATGATGGTGAAGATTGGGATTTGGTCAGTGTTGGCGCGCTTCCAGAAAAGATTAATACATTGACACAAATTCCACAAAGAATTCGAATGGCATATAATCGTGGCCAATTGGTTTTGGTTTTGGAACATTATTTTAGTTCAGCGTTGGAAACACACAGAAATCGAATTATCCAATATTTATCCATCAATGGAGGCATGACATTTTCAAAGGTTGATGAATCAATTGCTGGTGATGGTTATATATATCGTATTGATCTATACACCGATACCAATGGAGATTTCATATTTACATTCATACGTAGTACGGATTTCATTTCTATCCTTTCATTTTCCGATGGTGGATCATCGATTGTAGATCAAATTCAAGGGAACGATTATCAAAATGTTATTGATTATTCCGGTGGTGGATCATCGGCTTTGTCAACTTCTTTTGAAACGTCCAATTTGTTGTCATTGGGTGAGTGTACATCATATGAATTACCGAATGGCGAAAAACATGTGTTATCGAGACTACGGACATATATAGCACCAAACACATTTCTTTCCACAATCCTATATTTTTCCGTGGATGGTGAATTGGATTCCTTCAATCCAGCCACACAACCAACATTGATTGATCATAACGATACAACAACCGCGGTTGTTGATATACATGCACGATACACCGATGGACGAAGTGGCCTATTTTCGTCACACGAATCGACCCCGGGTCCGGATGATAATAGTGTTCATGTCATTTATTACAACTCAATATCCACCGCATCGTTGGAAGTGAAAACAAACACCGGTATATTCACAAACAAATTCGACATCCAATCATTCCGTGCAACGTGGTTTCCATTCGATGAACCCCAAAACACTGGATGGTGGACACGAACGACGGGTGGAAGTGGTAGCGAAGCATTGAGCAATGGAAAATTGCGCACCAATTCAACCGGCGCCGGATCATCCGTATATTATACCGATGTTAATTTTGGCTCCACATCCATCATTCGTTTCCGATGCGCACCAATCACCGGTGGATCAAACACCAATACACAACGTGGTTTGGAATTAATATATGATAGTGGATCCAATCGTTATTTGGTAGAGATTCGAATCGACACCAACGCCATCGATATTTTTGATGTAACCGGCGCCACATCAATGGGATCATCAAGTGGACATACAAGCGATCAATTTGAAATGTTGATATCATACACCGGCCCAAAAATCATTGTTTGGATCAATTATGATATTTATAGAAGCCGGAAAAATTGGACGAAAATAGCCGATGCAAGTGTGACAAGCGCCACATCAACCGGTGCCGAAAACACATTGAAATGGGGTCATATCACATCATCATCATCCAGTGTATTCACTGATTGGTATGAATTCCATGTTGGAACAACATCGGATGGGTTTTCAACCGTCCAACCGTTGATTGGTTTTCCATATCCTTCGAATGGATTGAAACAATATTTAAATGGTGGATGTTCAATATCAACCATTGATGGTCCTTCCAGAATCGGCGACAAATACCAAATCAAAAAACAATATGATTATCCAATTGAACGTGTCATGTTTGATGTCAATACAAGTCCAAGAATCAAATGGAGATCCACCAATACAACCGCCCAAGATATCGTTTGGTATACATACGGAAATGACACCGTAACCGACGTAGCCACAAATAATATTGGCGCGGTGACATTGATTGGTTGTAACTTCCAATCGTTTGAATTGTTTTATGAACAATATGGTAGTTATGTATCATTGGGAACCATTGACATGTCCGATGGTTTGGTGTGTAATTTATCAAGAGCCGGATCCGTAGTCCGAAGCACGACAAGCGGCGGTGGATCATTCTATGTTTTTGAAAATGAATTTGCTGGATGCATGTGTTTGTTGAATTCCGGTGGTACAAATAAGTATCGAAAAATCATATCAAATTCATCCGGTGTAATGGGATCCACAACCGGAAAACCGGCGGCGTTTGTTTTGGAAGGGATTGATAACACCGAACCAACCACGGGAACATTCAAAGTATTTTCAAATCGAATAACCATCACACATTCCGCTCTTGCTTCATCCAGATGGAAAATATCATTTGCTTCACAAGATACAGTGGATGGGTATTTTGAAATTGGCCAAATCATCCACGGATCATTGTTTGTTTTCGCACCGCAATATGGAAGGGGTAGATCAATAACATATGAAGCCAACACGGACACCATCCAAACATCGGACAATCAGATCAAAACACGTGTTCGAAGCGTTGGAAATCGATTGGCGCGAATTGGCTGGACGGATCCAGTGGATCAAACCGAATTATTTGAATCATCCTTTGGTGGTGATTTTTACAACACGTTGAACGCCGATTCACAAACAAATGCAATTGCCAATTTT